CACTGGTAACGACGTCCAGGAGCGGCAGCTGGGGGTCCTGGAGCGGATCGCGGCCAACACGGAAGACATGGGCGGCTTCGACCTTGAGGCCGTCGATCTGGCACCAGCGGCGGGAGGCTGAAATATGGCGGTCGTCTGGAGCAAAGAAGTACCACGCGGGCGGCAGGTCGCGGCCAATCGGACCGACGGCGCAACGTATACCAGGGAGTTTTTGGTCCGCGTTAGTTCGCCTGCTACTTCTCTTTCGGCCATCACCGACTCGACCGGCTGCTCGTTCGGTGACGCACACCCCGACGACGGCAGCGTTTTTCTCGACTCCTACACGACGAAGCCCGCCGACGATTCGGGCCTTCTGTACCTGTGTTCGTTTGAGTACCGAAAAGAGGACCCGCAGGACCAAGAGCCGCCAGAAGGGACTCCCGGCGGCCTCGACTTTCGGCCGCCGGTCTGGGGCGGAACGTCGAGCGTCGTGACGCGGCCGATCTACAAGGACAAAAACGGCGACACGATGACCAACTCCGCCGGCGATCCGCTGGAGGATCTGGAGGCGGAGCAAGCCGAGGAAAAGCTGACCCTGACTCAGTTCTTCTTGAATCACGCCGACTGGATGGGCGCGGCCCGCAGTTATACAAACGCAATAAATAACGCGGCCTGGAACGGAGGGGCGGCAAAAACGTGGAAGTGCCAAGGCTGCTCGAAGAAGCTCAATATTGAAAACCGAAACGGCGCGACGGTGATTTATTGGGAGGTAACCTGGGAGTTCGCCTACAAGGCGGACGAGTGGACGCTAAAGCCGTGGGACATCGGGTTCGCCCAGCTCGTCGACGCCAACGGCGACCCGGAGCCCTACGGAAGTCTCCGGGCCCAGATCAAGGGCCAGGACGGGAAACTGGTCCGCCAGCCGGTCGGGCTTGACTGTGCTGGCAACGCGGTCGCGGCGGGCCAGCCTCCGTGTGAGCTGGTGTTCGAGATCTACGAGCAGGCCGACTTTGGAACAGCGTTCGGCGAAGTGTTCACGCCCGCCGCCGCCGGAGGGGCCTGATGCCGCGCCGCTATGACAAGTCCGACAAGGGCGTCCTAATCACGCGCGAGTCGATCGGCAGGCTCGCGAGGGTGATCAACGGGCACAATGCCAGCCGCCGCGACGTCCACTCCCCGAAGCTGCGCACGGCCTTTGACGAAGGCGGCGGCGAGCTGCGTGTCGCGAAGACGACGGCCGCCTGGTCCAAGGGCACGACCCAGGAGGTCCAGCTCGTCTATGAGGGCGATTGCGAGACCGAGGGGGACGGCGAGGAGACGCAACTCGCCTACAACCTGGCCTTCAATGTCGGCAACGGCGTCCTGGTTTGGATCGCCGAGGCGGCGAACGGCTGCTGGTACATGGTCTCGGCCGCGAGCTGCCCGACTGACGCCTCTTGCGCCTGTCCGGCGATCGGCGGCCAGGACCTGACGACGATCGGCAACTACAACAGCAGCGCAACGCAGATTCTCGCCCATCAAAACGGGTGCCTGACCTGGCTCGACACCGACGCTTGCCCGGAACCGCCTACCACATGACCAAGGTCCGGCTACGCGACGGAAAGGTGGCCCTGAAGGATGGGATGATTTATCTAGGCTCCGACGAGCTGGACGATCGTCCGTGCAAGTGCTGCGCCGAAGAGTGTGGAACACTCACCGTTACGGTCGAGTGGTGCGGAATGACGGTGACGAAGGTTGTTCCGATCCCTGGTACTTCGGCCAACTTTGGCCTTCCGGACGCAAGCCTGCCCGACGGCTCCTATATGTACGTCAGCGTCGGGATCGGATGCACGCCCTGCGGCTGGCAGGTGGGGATCGGGATTTGCGCGGGATGCGAGGCGACGAACCAGTTCACCGGCGAATCCTGGGAGGCCCTGGTCCCGTTCTCGGACACGCCGGAGGCCGGGGGCGGCTACTGCCCGGAGCCGGGGGCGGTCGCGCTCACCTGTTTCGGCGATCAGTTCGGGATCCCCTGCGTCACGAACGCGGCGGCGACGATTGCATGAACATCCTCACCGCCACCAGCCGGCGGCCCGAGATCGCGGCGGTCTGGTGCCTGGCCGTCCGGGCCACCTTGACGACGCCGCACACCGCGACGGTCCTCTACAGCGCGGCCGCTCCGGCCTGCCCGTGCCCGACGCGGCGCGTCGACCAGGTGACGCCGATCATGGGCCTCCGCGCAGCCGATCAGTACGGCGGCGGGCCTGTCCGGATGTTCCTGGAGGAGGACATGATCCCCGTCAGGCCCTGGAGCGTCGACGACTACCCTGGCAAGCTCCTGGCGGCCGAAGGATCGCCTGGGCGGCCCTGGCCCTCGCTGGTCATCAAGCGGGACCAGGGCGAGCCGGAGGCCGGCCTGGTTCCACAGCGGTTCATCCGCGACGGCGGCTGTCCCGACTGGCTCCCGGCCGACCTGTGCCAGCCAGCCCTCGACGCGAACGCGAAGGTCCTGGGTCGCCACTTCCTCCACCTCGACAAGATGTACCGGGCGAACGTCCCCGAGGCCGCCGCGAAGGACGAGCTGCTGGAGCTGCTGCGGCGGCGGTTCAATGACAGCACGCCCCCGACCGGCCTGGGCGACCTGATGGCCGCCGGGCTGTCGGCGATCGGGATCACGGAGGAGCGGGTGACGAAGGCGATCGGCCGCCCCTGCGGCTGCAAGGGCCGCCGCGCCGCCTTGAACGAGTGGGGCCGTCGTGTAGGACTGACACGCTAAACCGGCCAAACGTCACGGAGGACCCATGGCAGGCGACCCGATCACGGCAGTGGCGAAGCGGCTCGTCCGCGAGTTCCCGGATCACACCAGCCGGGGCCTGGCCCGGATGCTGGTCGCGGAGTGCAAGGGGGCTCTGACGATCGAGCAGGCCAGGAAGCGGATCGGCCGCCAGTTCGGGGTCCAGGGAAACCACCACCGCAAGCACAGCAAGCCGGCGGCGGCCCGCGAGCCGCGACAGTCGGGAGTCGACTACACGCTCCCGCCGTCGATCGCCAGGCCGTGGACGCCCTACACGCTGGAGGCGACCGGGCGGATCGGGATCCTGTCGGACGTCCATGTTCCCTACCATTCCGACATCGCCGTCCGGGCGGCCGTCAGCCACCTGGTCGAGGCCGACATCGACGCCCTGGTCCTGAACGGCGACTTGGCCGACTTCTACTCGATCAGCCGCTACACGAAGGACCCGCGACAGCGCGACCTATCGGGCGAGCTGGCGGCGGTCAGGGACTTCGTCGGCTGGATCCGGACCACGTTCCCTGGCATCCCGATCGTCTACAAGGCCGGGAACCACGAGGAACGCTGGCAGCATTACATCTGGCAACACGCCCCCGAGCTGTCGAAAGAGCGTCGAATGTCGCTCCAGGCCTGGCTGGACCTCGATCAGCACGGGATCGACCTGGTCGAGGATCAGCGGCCGATTATGGCCGGCCGCCTGCCGATCCTCCACGGCCACGAGCTGCCGAAGGGGATGGCCTCGCCGGTCAACCCGGCCCGAGGGGCCTATATGCGAATGAAGCACACCGGCCTCGTCGGCCACCACCACCGCACCAGCGGGCACGCGGAGGCGGACTTGTATCACAAGGAGACGTTCAACTGGTCGACCGGTTGCCTGTGCGACCTGACGCCGGAATATGCTCGGATCAACTCCTGGAACTGGGGATTCGCGATCGCGACGGTCCACGAGGGAGGGGAGTTCGACGTCGCGAACCTGAGGATCACGGCCGACGGGACCGTGCGGTCGTCGTGAGCGGCGACGACCTGGCCCAGGCCGAGCAGCTCTGCCGCCGGTTCGGGGCGGCTAACTGCTGGACTGGGTCGAGCGGGTCTCTAGCATCCGTAGCTTTGGCGATGGTCCGCGAACTACGGGAGCGAAGGATGAACGAGACGACACCAGCGGCGAGGCTCCTCCAGGAGGCCTCGAAGACGATCCAGCAACGGCGGGCGACCTACGGGCCGCCGGCCGAGCACTTCGCGAAGACGGTCGCGGCGGTCAACGCGATTTTCTCGGCGAAGCTCCGCGAGCCCCTGACAGTCGGGGACTGGGCCCAGATCATGATCCTCGACAAGCTGGCCCGTCATCAGGGATCGGCGAGGTCGGCCGATACGCCGATCGACCTGGCCGGCTACGCGGCCTGCCTGGCGGAGGTCGAGGCGGCCGGCTAGGGCAGGGCGGCGAGACGGTCGTTCAGATCGTGCCGGTTGTATGTCGCCGGATTCGCACCCGCCGCACATTCGGGGACGGGATTTCCAAACCGCTCAGATCATGCCGATCGTGCCGGCGGTTCCGGGTCCGGCAGGAACACGCGCGGCAGGGACTGCCAGGCCTTCGGCCGGCGCGAGTCGACGACGCGCGGGTCGAGGTACGACCGCCTCGTGATCCTGTCGGTCGAGTGCCCGAGGTAGCTGGTCGCGTCGAGCCCGGCCGCCGCGAGATGGGAAGCCGTCGAGCGGCGAAGGGCGTGGAACTGAACGTCGCGACCCTCCCCGAGCCCGGCCCGCCTGGTGATCGTCTTCCACCGTTTCCGGAGCGCCGTCCCCGAGGCCACCCACCAGAAGACCGTCGGGCCCTCGTGGCGGCTGACCGCGTCGACCAGGTCGGACGCCTCGGGCGACAACTCGTAGACGCGCTCCGTCCGCCGCCCCTTCCGGATCGCCGCCGGCACCATCAAGGCCGGCCGGCTCCAGCAGTTTCGCGGCGTGTTCAGGATCGCGGAGATCCGCTCGCCGGTCTCCAGGCCGACGGCGATCAGGGCCGGGAAAAACACGCTCGCCGGCACCGGGCCCACCCAGCCGTAGGACAGCCTGGCTGAGTCAGCCAGCCGGCCCAGCTCCTCGACGGTGAACGCCCGCGGGACGCTCTGCGGCACCAGTTCCGGGGCCACCGTCGGCCGCAGTTTCACGAGCCCGCGGCCCTGGGCCAGATTCCACAGTGCCAGGATGCCGGACCGCTCCCGGGCGACGCTGTTGGGGGCCTTCGTGGCCGACATCGCGGTCAGCCATTGCGAGACGACCAGGTCTTCGAGGTCGTCTAGGACGGCCGGCCGCCCCAGCCATTTTGAAAACTGCGTGATCGCGTGTCGGAGCAACCGGACACTTTCGGGCGATCGCCCGCGAAGCCGGAGCGGGACGTAGACGGTTTCGAGAAATGTGATCAGTGTCATCGCGTGATCCTCCTATGGAGGGATAGGTCACGCTTCCGTGCGGGATGCCTGCTCCGTTTTGTGGGATTCCGCCTGTATCGGTGGTGCGGGTTATCCGCGGCCCGGAGGGTTACTTCCTGTCCCCGCCATTTCTGAACCTTCGGATCCTGCCAGGGGATCCGAAGGTTCGCCCGATCCGGTCAGCACGGAACGCTATGGGGCCCGCCGCCCGAAAGGCAAACGGCCCCCCTGGAATCACGGAGGAGGGGCCCTACGATCCGGGGCCATGAAGATGACGGTCCAGCTCCCGACGAAGCGGAACCTGTGCGGCACGATCGAAGCCGCCGGCCTGTACGGCTGTTCCAGGCGGCACGTCCGCACGCTCGCCGAGCGAGGCGAGATCTGGTCCGAGCAGATCTCCGACCGGATCTTCGTCTATGACGCCGACGAGATCCGCCGCCTGGCCGCGGAGAAGAACGCGCTCCGCCGCGCTGGCAAGCTGTGCGGCCGCCGCCCGTGCGGCCGAAAGTCGGCCTAAAGTTCCCCTGGTTTTCGCCCGAAAAGACTGGGGTTGACGAATCTCACATCGGGGATCTATCGTCTGGCCCGTCACGTCATGGAGGACGCGATGAACGTCGAGTTCTGGATCGAGCTGGCGGTTCTGGTTTTGAAGTTTCTCGCGGCTGGCTGCTGCGAATAGCACATCGGAGAAAAATGGCATGGACGCGAAGGAACGGATGCCAGGGGACACGGAGGCCGCGGCCGCGATCAGCGGCCTGGTCGAGTTGTATGGACGCGATCTCGCGGTCGGGGACTGGGTGACATTCCGCCGCGACTGGTGGCCGACCGGGCGGACGCTGTCCGGCCGGATCCACCAGGTCGGCGAACACGGCTGGCTCGTTCAGCTCGACGGCGAGATCGCCTACGTCAGGCGATCCGACCTGGTGGCCTTTTAGGAGCCGCACCCATGGACGGGAAACGCTCTGCCCATCATCGGGCGATCAACCGCACCGGGCCCCACTATGCCTGGCTGCAACGGAAGGCCTTCCACCTGTCCAGGGTCTTCCGGCCGGGGCTGGTCGGCGAGCGGCTGGTCGACCAGATGCGGACGATCCGGCCCGGCCTCTACGAGATCCCGCCGTCGGTCGTCCTGGAGTTCCGGGCCGCGCTGGAGGACTTCCGCCCCTACGCGCGGGACACGGAGGGGACGGTCTGGCGATGACAAACGAGATCTACAACGCGGGCGCGATCCTGTTCCTGGCCGGTGCCGTGGCCTGGTTCTCGCTCGCGGTCAACGAACTAGGACGACGCCGGCCGACGGGATGCGGCCGGCGGGGATGCCGTCGGAGTGACGGCTGGCAGGGATGCAACCACGGCCGGGCGGCGGAAGGATCCGCCCCCGGCACCATTCACCACGAGGAGGGACGATGACGATCGGGTTCAAGAAGGCGACGAAGGCCCAGGCGAAGGCGCGGGTCGCGGTGTTCGGTCCGAGCGGCGCGGGAAAGACCTTTTCCTGCCTGAGGATCGCGAAGGGCCTGGGCGGCCGGGTCGCGGTGGTCGACACCGAGCGCGGCTCCGCGAGCAAGTATTCGGACCGGTTCGACTTCGACGTGATGGACCTCGAAGACCAGTCGGTCGAGGGCTACGTCGCGGCGATCGACGCGGCCCAGGAGGCCGGCTACGACGTCCTGGTGATCGACTCGTTGTCCCATGCCTGGCAGACGCTGCTGGAAGAGGTCGAGCGGCTGGCGAAGGCGAAGTATCGGGGGAACACCTGGAGCGCCTGGAGCGAGGGGACGCCGCTCCAGCGGAAACTGGTCGCGGCGATCCTCAACTTCCGCGGCCACGTCCTGGCGACGATGCGGTCGAAGACCGAATGGACGACCGTCGACGACGGCAAGGGCCGCAAGTCGCCCCAGCGTGTCGGCCTGGCTCCCGAGCAGGGGAAGGGCGTCGAGTACGAGTTCGATCTGTTGGTCGAGATCTCGACCGAACACATCGCGAACGTGATCAAGGACCGGTCTGGCAAGTTCCAAGACAAACTTATCGACAAGCCGGGCGAGCAGTTCGGCAAGGATCTGGCGGCGTGGCTGTCGGAAGGCAGTCCGGCACCTGAGCGGGATCGCGAGCCCGCTGCAAAAGTTGAACGGCCGCGGCCAGGCCGAGCGACTCAGGTGTCGGCCCCTTCCGGCAGCGAGCTGCGGGCGAAGGTCCTGGCCTCGATCCAGAAGGCGAAGACCGTCGCCGACCTGGGCAAGGTTGGCGACCTGCTGGAGGTCCGCGTGTCCGAGGGCGTGATCTCCGAGGAGGACCACGCCGAGTTCCTGGGCCTGATGAACGCACGCCACCAGGAGATCGAGCCGGAGGTCTCCGCCGATGCCTGAGTGGCACACCAGCTGGAAGCGGATGAAGCACCTCGACCGGGCCCGCGACTACCTGACCTGGAGCGAGTTCCAGCAGCGGCTCGCGGCCATGGGGTTCAGTCTCAGCCGCCACCACGTCCGGCTTGCCCTGGCGGCGTCACCGCCGGCCAGGGCCTACGGGAACCACCAGTACGAGCGGCATCACATCGGGCTCGCCGCGGCCTACGCGAGGTCGAAGGGCCTCTTTGACGAAGGGAGTCGAGATGGTTCGGTTCGATGAGTTCTGGCCCGAAGACGACACGCAGGACGACGCGCCGCCGGTCGACCTGCCCTGGCCGCCAGACGGCAAGAACGCCGGCGAGATCGTCCGGGTCCGCGACGAGAAGTTCCAGTGGATGGAACGGCACGGGGCCGAGGGCCGCTCGTTCTCGATCGAGATCAAGATCCCGAAGGCGAAGCGGGTCGAGTCCGTGATCTCGGTCATGTGGCGCGGCACGATCGCGGAGGTCTGCCGCGCGGCTCGCGTTCCGATCCCGAAGCGGGGCGAGGAGTGGGACCCGCAGCAGCTCGTCGGCCGCCAGGTCGTCGTCGACACGGTCTTCGTGATCGCCAACTCGGGAAAGGAATACTGTCGCGTCACGAAGTGGCACGCCCAGCAGGAGCCGCTCCCGAAGGCGGTGGCCGCGGCCACGCCGGCCGCAGCGGCGACGAAGCGGCCGAAGCCGCCGGCCGACGACGACATCCCGTTCTAGG